GCTCAACGAACAGCGTCCTTGGCGGTAGGTGCCCCAGCAACGGAACCACTGCCGCATAGGGGGTCGGATAGAAGTCCCGCTCCCGACGCTCAAAGTCTGATCTCTTACCCATGCTCTACACCCAAAAGCGACCCCGGCTCAGCCCAACCCAAGCCGGGGCCTAGTTGTTTACTTACGCATCCACGGCGGGGTGCTATCACCCTGGCTGACCGTATTTGCCGCAGCCGGGGCGGCGGCTGGAAGAGGCGAACCAGCAATCGCCTTGAAGCCGGAAATGTCGTTCCGCGCCTCATACTGGCCGCTCGCTGGCTGCGTCTTGACCTTGATCTCCAGTTCACCGCCAATAAGCTGATCGGTGTCCTCAAGGCGCTTCAGGCCAATGGCCCGCATAATCGAGCCAAGCTGCTCGCGGCCAATGCGCTCCGCATCACTGCTCTTATTGCGGATATTGATGTTGCCGAAAATGACCCGCCCCTGATGGGTCGGCCCAACGATGTCGTAACGCACCGCAATCATTTGGCCGGTGCCGTCCTTAGTCGCACGGACCTCAGCCTTGGTGATCTTTGCGCGATACCAGCCGTCCGGCAGCAAATCAAAAGACCGCTCCGATACAGGCATATCATCAACATTCAATGCTTCGCCTAGAAAACTCATTTCTCTTGCTCCTCTGTGATTGAGAATGAAGGCCGACCCGGCTTGGCGGTAATAGCATCCGCCAATGGGCCAGTAATGTCGGGGGCGGTGGCCTTCCATACCGCCATATTGATCTCAGGCTTCCAACGGAACAGGCTGGAGAGATGGTCTGTGAGGCCGTGCTCCCGCGCCAATTCCTGCAACTTGTCGGCATCAACCTTGCGGTCGATTCTGCCAGTGATCTTGATGGTAAAGCCATGAGGCTTCGCGGTTGTGGTCCCGTCAAGATTTTCTGGCACTGCTAGGGTGGAAATCAGCCTGTCCTCAATCGAGCGGCGATTTGCAATTGCCCGCTGCTCGACCCTTTTGGCCTCCATCCACTCTTCAGCAAGTTGAGTGATATTGCTCACGACCCACCGCCAATCTTGCGGATGATGGCACCGAGATCAGGGGCCTCCCACTGAGCCAGCTTACCAGAGCGGTCCTTGGCCAGCCAGAAGCCATCATCGCGGCACTGAAGGGCGCGTTGGATGTTGCCATCGGCGTCCCGCTCAAGGCGAAGCGCCAACACAAGGTCGAAGAAATATGGCAGGCCCTGTGTCAGTGACTTACCCGGCATAGATGGATTGTAAGCGATCTTGCCCATCTCGTCGGCAGACTTTTCCAGTTTGGCGCTGAAATAGACGTTCTTGCCAGGTAGATCGCGGAACGAGCGGATCAGGTCGGTCATCTGCTCAGCCAAAGCGCCATACGCTTGGCGCGGGTCTTTAGCCTCCTTCTTTTCGTAGTTCAGCACAACCTCACCGATCTCGGAGATCGAATCGAGAGCGATTGAGTCGAACTGCTTGGCCTCGTCAGACTGACTGGCCCAGAGGAACGCCTCACCAAGATCGGCCATGTTGGCGATCTCAATATACGGCAGGTTGGCGTCCTGAATGGACAGCAGCCCGCCCTCGGCAGAAAGCGTGATCGGATTGGGCAGGGTCGGGATCAAACTGGTTTTACCAGCGCCTGACTGCCCATATACGACCATCTTCACGCCGTTACCGGACAAAGCCCCGGTGCTACGGATGTTGATTGCCATTGATGTTATACTCCACCCACGGTCGGCTGATTCCGGTCGCGGGATGAGTGTCATCATAAGGCGGCTGCGGTTGCCGTCAAGCGAAAAATAATTTGACAGCATTTGGGGCGGGTGGCAGTTTGGCGTGACTGGAAGGAGATTGATTGTGACTGATCCGGTAATCATCCGCGCTAGGCAGATTTTCGTTGAGCGCATTAAGCCTGGACGAGTTCGTGAGCGTGGCGCACTGGGTGGTGCCTATGATGAGGGCACCGACATCCAGCAGTTCATGCAGGAGGCAGAAGAGCAACTGCTGCGCGAGCGGCCAGAGAGCGTGGAGGAATGAGCCTGTACATGAATTAGCTCACTAGTAATCATTAAATACCGCCCCACCGTATCCTTTCCACTCGACAACGCCAGCGGGTGCGAGGGCCGACCAGCGGAAGTAACAAGTGCGTGGTGGCAAGCGGAACATTTGGACGTGCGAATGGTCGGCAATGGCGTACCCTTTAAAGAGAGGTTAAAATGATTGATTTTTCAGACCCCTACACAATGGCGCAGCAACTGGCCCGCCGCCGCATCGGGGCTAACCTGATTCGGAAGAAGGTCGAGGAGCGCTTTGGTTACGCCCCAAGCCGATACGAAATTATGCGGATGAAGGGTGAGGCGTCAATGCGTCGGGAGGAACTGCGGCAAGCTGTCAAGGAGATCGAAGACAAGACCGAGTACATGAGCGCCGAAGAGTACCGCCAGAACATGGTGGATGGCAGCTTGGCCCTACTTCGCGCCTTGTGGCTGCATCACGGCGGAATCCTCAATTTCCTGGCCAAGAACGGGAAAAGGGTGGTGATGCCATGAAGCTGGACGCACCAATTGATCTGCGGGAACCTGACCGCAGCCCGCCAGACATCCAAATGATGGAGGCCATGTCAGCGGCTGGCATCTCTCCGCCTAAGTCCATCGTGGCAGACGGACAGCTTCACCGATTCGATACTGACAAGAAGAATGACAAGAGTGGCTGGTATGTCCTCTATCCTGACAATGTGCCAGCAGGACGGTTTGGTTGTTGGCGACAGGGTGTTGACGTTGCCTTCCGGGCGGACATGGGGCGGCAGCTATCCGTGGCTGAGGAAATGGCCATTGCGGCCCGCCTGGAGAAGGCCCGCAAGGAGCGCGATGAGGCCCTGTCCAAGAGTCGTGCCGTAGCAGCCGATACCGTTGAGTCGATCTGGGAGGGCTGTATCGCGGCAAGCCCGGATCACCCATATCTCCAGCGCAAGGGCGTTGGGACGCATGGGGCGAGGGTAACCGGCGATGGAAGGCTGATCGTGCCGCTATACGACCCCAGCGGCGCACTTTCCTCTGTCCAGTATATCGACCACAGTGGAGGCAAGCTATATCACCCTGGCGGTAAGACCGGCGGATGCTTCTGGCTGGTGGGATCGCTGGATGGGGCAGACACTCTATACGTGGCCGAGGGCTTCGCCACTGCGGCAACAATCCACGAGGAAACGGGTCGCCCGGTTGTGGTGGCCTATTCTGCATCAAACCTTGTCCCTGTAGTCGGGACATGGCGAGAAAGTGTCCAGCTTCCTATCGTGGTGGTAGCCGACAATGATGCTGGCGGCACAGGGCGGAAATATGCAGATCAAGCTGCGGCCAAGTATGGCGTAAGCGTTATCGTTCCGCCGGAGCTAGGGGACGCCAACGACTACAAGCAGGCCGGAGGCGATCTCAAGGCCCTGCTACAGCCCGCTGACGATGGTTGGCTGGTTCCAGCCGACGACTTTTGCCAGCGCCCTGAGCCAATCCGGTGGCTGGTGAAGCATTGGATACAGGATAACGCCCTTGTCATGGTCCACGGGCCATCAGGCGGCGGCAAGACTTTTTGTGTCCTGTCGTGGTGCCTCGCCATTGCTGCTGGGCAAGAGAACTGGTTCGGACGCAAGGTCAGGAAGGGCGGTGTGGTCTATCTGGCCGGGGAGGGCCACCACGGCCTCAAGGCGCGTATCGCCGCATGGAAATTGGCTCACAAGGTCGATGGCGTTGATATGTGGGTTTCCCGTCACGGCTGTGACCTCAATACGCCCGCTGGCTATGCCAAGGTCGCCGCTGCCATCAGGGGGCTGCCAGAGGTGCCTGCGGTTATAGTGGTGGATACCCTGCACCGCTTTCTGCTCGGTGATGAAAACAGCGCGCAGGATGCCAAAACAATGCTGGATGCCTGTGCGGCACTCATGATTGAGTTCGGTTGCACCGTGATTTTGGTCCACCATACTGGCGTGTCTGAAGAGGCGCAGCACCGGGCGCGCGGCTCCTCCGCATGGCGGGGCGCTCTGGACATCGAAATCAGCATTGTGCCCGCCAAAGACGACAGGCCAATTGAAATCGTCCAGCGCAAGTCAAAGGATGCCGAACTGGCACATTCCGTGTGGGTGGAACTCAGCCCTGTTGCGCTGCCAGGATGGGTCGATGACGATGGCGAGCCTGTCACCAGCGTGGTCGTGGTCGAGGCAGAGGCCCCGGCGAAGTCTGAGAAGAAGTCAAAGACAGCCAGCTTTGAGAAGCTGTTTGTCAGCGCTTGGGAGGCCACTGGGAAGGACGTTCTGGAGGGTAGCCCATACGTCTCGCGCGCGGCTATGCTCAACTATCTGATCGACAGCCAGGGCATGAGCGAAGCGTCCGCCAAGCAGTATGTGAAGCCCGGAGCGACCGACAAGATGGTGGGCGCACTGCTCATCTCAGGGGTCATTAAACCCCATTTTCATGGCTGGATTGTGGTCGATGAAGGCACCGCCGGAGCCATGCTGATTTCTCGATTAGGGTAACCGAGGTAACTGAGCGTAACTGACGAAAAAGTTACCCTCAAAATGGCTGATTTCTGCGGGTTTCAGAATATTAGGTAACTCTAAACGTAACTAAACGGGGGCAGAAAAGACCACCCCGTAACAGCGTAACGAGGGTAACCGGTAGCCCCCTCCCTTCGGTCGGGGCTACGCTCGTTACGGGGTGGGCTGCGGGTTGATGGTTACGAAATTTGTCACAAGGTATTTTGTAGTCTCCATAATAGCGGTATACCAGTTACCTAGGAGGATTTCATGGCCGAGAGAAATGTTTATCAGTTTCAGTTTATGAAGAAGGGCGAATCCATTCTGCTTGAAGGCGCGGCTCACGGCGGCAAGGAGTCCGCCGCCGCCAGGAACTATTTCAGTCGCAGGAAGATGGAGTATAAGCTGAAGAAGGTCGATGGGGGGATTATGGTCACCCTGCTGAGCGAAGGGCAACCCTCTACTGAGAGGGGGAAGCGCAGAGTGCGAAGGCAGCAATTATTTTCTGGCAATAAGCCGCAGGCCGATCACTGGTATCATGTCTCGCTCGTCACCTGCGATGGCATTGATTGGGAGGTGTGGGCGCAGCAGACGATTGTTCGCGGCGTAATCAGTGGGTGGTTCAATTTAAAGATATGTGCATCTGGGGATGCGCCCAACAAGGCGAATTATTGGATCGGCTGGAATGGCGAAAGGTTTGCTAGTGGCCGTGGCTTGTCCCAGCTTCGCATGGGCAGGCCGCACATGGAGCAGCGGCTGGTTGATGCACTGTCAAAAATTGACTTGACCGCAGCGCTTCCTTCGTCAAAGATGATTGCATAAAGGGAGGTTTGATATGATGAAACAGGTTGGCGGCGATCACTATCTGCGGATGGCGGTGCAGCCGTGGGACGTAGTTGACACCTGGCCACTGGAGCAGAGGATCGGTTACTACCGGGCGACAGCGCTGAAATATATCATGCGGCTGGACGACAAGGACGACCGGATCACGAACGCGAAGAAGGGTCTGCACCTGATGCAGAAGCTGGTGAGCGTAATTGAGGAGGAATCGGAATGAGCAAGTTCAAGGTCAAGCTGAAGGAAGTGTCTGCGGTTGGAGGCGTCGGCG